TATGAATAGAGCTACCTGATGTGATATACCGAGAAACAGAAGCACTGATATTAGAATATGACGCCCCAGAATCAGGTCTGTTTATTGACGTTAAACTTGATGAGATGATGGATCCATTTAGAAGAATATCTATCCTAGCGCCACGGTGATACTCTGATTTAACATTTGATAATGTTGCAGACAGTGAAATATTATACACACCATCATTTGGAATTATTATTTTCCCTTCGTCGTAATCAAACAAAACATTACTATCAACGAGATTATCACTAGATAATTGTATATTTTTGTAAGAGGGCCCAGATATATCAATATTCTTTGTCTCTCTCCACGAACCAAATGGTGATTTCACCCATTTTCTGTATGGAGAGTTGGATGGTTTTTGAATATCAGATAAAGACAAACCAGCGTGAGTATCAAAGTTGATATCTTTAATGACAGCAGTTGGGTACGTTGGTTCACCATTAAACCTAGGAGTTGCACCAAATCCTATTTTTGCTATTTTAGGTTCATACCAATCACAACAATCAAATTTACCTGATATTCTAACGTTATTGTTTGTGGTAGCTCCGATCGTCATTGCGTAATCACACAAATTTGCATGAAATAAAACATTACTTATATTGATGCTTCTCTGACTGTATCGCCCAAAATTAACAGCAAGGCAAACGCTACCAGATGCAGGAGTTCCGAAGTTCTCAAAGTAAATGTATCCATCTAAGCTAACGCCACCCTCAAATCGCACTCCCACCTTCGTGCCGGTATTCATATTTATACCGATGTTACGAAGTGAACTTCTCGCCGCGTCCTCTCCTAAATCTATATGTATTGTATTATAAGAACCAAAATAGTTTTCAATAGAGCTTGAGTTGAAGCCATTCAACTTAAACACCCAATAATTATTATTTGCTCTGATGTTTGACATGTTAAGGAAATATGAATGATCATTAATCATTGCGTACTGTAACCCAGCAAATGATATGTTGTCCAAATATCCTCCAGCTGTTCCATTGAACGCTACACCAGCATTATCTAGAATAGATTTATCATTAATGTCAGCGCCGTACCTACCCATCAACATCAAGTTTTTGCAATATAAGAAAACGCGTGATATAACCCCATCGCCACAAATGAAACTCCCTCCCTTGAATTGTATATATGGCCCATTAAATTCAAATCTTTCCTCATAACCAAATGGGAATGCCGGCGAGTTTCCAATTATTTTCGCGACAAGCGGTAACTGTATATTTCTAGTTATTATCCACGGCTTATCGTAAGAAGTGTCAGGGACGATTACTGTTTTACCTGTCTTAAATGCTAGCTCAAACGCGTCAGAGCAATCTTGACCAGCAATAGCACCAAAATCAGTTATTTTCACCTGACCAAGTTTAAGGATTTCCAGCTCATCTTGAACGTTATTACCATCGTGAGTGCCAATTAGTGAGGCGCCGATAGGTGATAATAACTCCTGTCTCAGTTGATCAGGATCATACTTTAATACGTTAGGGTGATAGTGTTGTTGTGCTCCATAACTATCATAAACAGCCATGCTGTGACCTTCCACAGTTACAAACTTAGCAATCTGACCGTTATAAACAGGAAAACCAGCCTGATTGATAATTAAAGGCTGAGGCACAGGAATATGAGAGCCATCTTCATTTTCTAAATAAACCTGAATTTGGTTCTGAGGTAGCGTGGGGTCAGAATCTATCTTTCCGATGTAAATTTTACCGTTGCTGACAGCCTGAAATTTACGCGCTAACGTAAATAATTGATTGGGCATTGAAATTACGACATTTGGTATTACGTCAGCCATGTTTTTTCTCCATAAAAAAAGGTCACATTAAGTGACCTTTTTTGCTGTATTATTTGTTTGTTAATTGAAAATGCTAAATTCACCATGAGCCTTTAGGCTGGCTTTTTTATATGCATCAATTGCTTCTTGCTCTGTCTTATAACTACCAATATTTACTGTTTTACCATTTACAGTGATTATCGCTCTCCAAGTATTGCAATCATTTCTCTTGTAAATGCCTTTTCTTCCGTCCTTTCTCCTGTGCTTACTTCTGTTATGCGCATTCTGCAAAGGAGAGCACAATCTTAAATTTGATATCCTGTTATCACTCCTATTTCTGTTTATGTGGTCTATTTCCATGTTAGAAAAATCACCATGGCAATAAACCCATATAATGTAATGGACGTAGTAATCAGTTTTATTAATTCTTGTGCAGAGGTATCCAGTCTTTGTCTTTGAGCCAACTTGTGTATCAGGGTATCTTCCATTCCAGTTAAGATACTGAGCGTTGTTTGAGAACATGCTTTTATCACGATTTCTGTGATACAAAATTCCAGTTTCCTCATCATATCTAAATAACTTTCTGGCAAGCTCTTGGGTTATTTTGTTTTTATGTCCAGCCATTTCATTCACCTTAATTTGTGGGTATGGTGATTTACGCCATTCCTTTAGAAAACCTTGATTTAATCTTGCTGAATTGGCTTTTCCAATCTAACCCCATACCTTCCACAATAGGTTTCATTGGTACATATGGCTCCCCGTCATGGGTTACGATACATAAATTGTTACCGTGGAATGGTACGTTAATAGTTGATATACTTGTCATGCTAGTTACCTCGAAGTTTCTAGTGAGTCACAAGCCCTAACTACTGAGAATAGTTGGGGCTTTCTTCTAATTGGCACTTTTTTCGCCTTCTCTCTTCAAAAAATCCATCACAATTCTGTGAACTTCATTATTTAAAGATCTTCCATTTTTCTCTGCCCACTGCTTAACTAAATCAATATCCTTTTCAGGCCATCTAAAGTTAAGTTGTGGTAGTTTTCTCGCTCCTTTCATTTTTCATCTCCTTTATGAACCACCGTGGTTCAATTGAGAATGTACTATCACCGTTATAGACTGTCAAGAAAAATTAAGGTGATTGTATGAGCAGAGAATATCCACAGTTCAAATTAAGAATGCCACCAGAAACAAGAGATAAATTAAAAGTAAGAGCAGAGATGAACGGGAGATCTGTTAACTCCGAGCTGTTAAAAATAATAGATGATGCGCTATCGTCCCCACCCTCTATTAGTGGCTATAAAAATGACACCGAAAAACTAGCAGATCACCAAGCAGAAGAAGTTAAAAAGATGGTGTTCGATACATTAGTTAAACTATATAATGATAAAAAATAAACAGTGAGGACTTTTTTTTCATGAGTAATGGAACTTCGGATAAAATTTATAGTGACCTAAAAGTATTCTTAAAGAAATTTATTAAATTTGCACTTGTGCTTATTGTTATAATTATTGCCTCAGGTGTCTCATATTATTTATATGTCGAACATGAGAGAAATCAGAGAGAGTCTCAAGTAATTAATAAAGCGCTACCTTTTACTCAATCACCAGCACCATGGGTGTTTGTTAGGGATGATTTTGGAACAAAAAAAATAATTAAGTTGTGGATGGTGGAAGATACTAATAACCATGCAATTGTTCAGGTTGATGGTAAGTATTCGGTATTTCGCACAAGAATAAATAGTTATAAAAATATTGAATTTTACCATGAGGCTGGAGATGCCTGTAAATTCGTTGATGTAAAAATAGAAAAAGGAAAAGGGATAACCTCCATATCGTGTGACTTTAAAGATTATTATGGTGGACTTGTTAAGAGAAACTAAAAATAAACAATTGTGAGGTAATGGTGAAAAAATTAATTATCTTTTCATTCTTTCTGCTAACTGGATGCGCAAAAGTTAGTGATTATCAAGCAAAGTGTGAAATGCAAAGTGATCAGCTTTCTGTTGTTGCTGACTGTTTAAATAAATCAGTATTATCAGACTCAAGAATGAGCGATTCTCCACTAACAAAAATGTATGTTCTTGCAGCTAAATACCTTGGCGAAAAAGTTGATGCAGGAGAAATTAGCGATTCTCAAGCAAGATTAGAGTTGCAAAACTTTTATATGAAGCTACAAGCACAAGAAAATTACAATTCAATGGTTCAATCTCAAGCTATACAGCAAGGATTATTGAATTACCAAACTATGCAGACCATGCAAGCAATAGAAAATAAGGCTAATAGACCAGATCCTTACTACCCACCAGTTCAGCAACATGGAAACGTATCAACCAGCTGCTATAAGCTTGGCAATAACGTTCAATGTAATAGCTCATATTAAAGAAGGGCCATTGCCCTTCGCTTTAATTTCTACTTTCAGCTTGACCTGTCGCAGTTAGAGTATTGATGATATTGGTTATCGCTCTATCTCTAGCAGTGCTACCTCGAGGTGTGTTATGTAGCCGTAGCAACATATTTCTTATCGCCGGTGATTCATACATTCTAGCAATTAAACCAGTTCCAACCTCAATTCCAAGAGCGGCGCCTCCAGTTAATAATGTTGCCGCAGTCCTGCTTGGGGTAATTAATGACATACCTGTTTGAGTAACTTGGTTTGATGTGCTGGCTCTTCTTGTTGCCTCAAGAACATCGCGCATCCCCTCAATCATTCTTCGCTGTTGTTGGTTAAAGACTGTATTAAACACCTGCCCATTGGATTGATTAATTAATTGATTTAATTTATTAACCATACGCTGAGGTGATCCGTTTGCTTTCTCATAAGCGCGAGTTAAATAAGCAGATCGTAATTGGTTTCTGCCATTCTCATTGACCATATTGAATATTCTAGCGATGTCACTAGGGCGCTTACTGTAAACAAGATTGTTGATTAGCTCTGGTGTAATGTCGCCCTTCTCTAGAGCGTTCTTTAGCCCTGTTTTCTCTATCCCTCTCGCTATGTTTCGATATTCGTTATTAGCATGACGAAGCTGGTTTAATGTGCCAGCACCTAAGTTCTGACCAACAGATCTATTCATGTCATTTGTCATGGCAGTATTTATTCTGTTGTATGCAGACTCAAGAGCTGTTGGCATAGCTAAGTTATCTCCCTGTAGACTTTGACGAAGCTCTGTTCGTAAATTACGAAGCTCTTCAAAGCTAGCGCCATTTGCAACCCTATTTCTGAGGTTCGTTAGTATTTGCACAGCAGCGTTATTTGGAGCTAAACCATTTCCTATCCGTTGTAATGCCTCATCAATTGCTGGAATAGATCTGGTTGGTGTGACTGGAACACCTGTCATTTGCTGAGTAATGTTATTTATCACGCCACCATGCATGTCTTTAGCCCTGCGCAATCCCGCATTAACCTCTCCTTGCATAACATGCGGAGCATAAATACCGAACTCCTGCTCAATCATCTGTGGAACAGACTCGACAAAGTTTTCTCTTTGCTCTGCTTGTATTGCCCTGCGGTTACCAGTACCACCAATACTCTGTTCACCTGCCTGTTGAAGTTGCCTTCCTACTGACGTTCTTGGTGGTAAAACATCTGTTGTCAGTACATCTATTCCATTTTGCTCAGCATTCCTTAATAACTGCTGAGTTTCTGGCGCGATATTTCCACTTGTTGCGCGAGATAGACCGCTAAGCCCGCGCTCAATAGCTTTTCCTCCACCTCCAAGTCCTGCTGATAATGCTGTTTGTAGTGGGTTAATATCACCACCGCCCGCCATATTAACGGACGATTGTAGAGCCAAGTCTGTACCTGCTGATTTCGCGGTAGCGCCTAATACAGTTGATGCTCTACCCGCTGGAGTGAATGCGGCCGCGTTCGCGATAAACGGCATGATGTCTTCAGCTGATAGACCAGGCTTATTTAATGCATATCGGCCAGATGGTAAGTCAACTAACAGGTTCCCCTTTTCATCTTGAGATACCTTGCCTCCCATATTCCCGATCACTTTTACAAAGTCGTTGTCGTTGCCAAACATTTGTACCCAAGCCGCTTTCATTGCGTCAGTATTGAATGCATTCATTTCTGGCGAAGACATGATCCCTTCTAGCCCTTGGACTTCAGGAGTCATCTTGCTTTCACCAGTGAAGGCATCTATTACGTTTTCACGGAAACTTTTGGCGTCCTCAGACGATTGCTGTAACCCTTGAGAAAGATTCTGGTTGGTTTGCTTCATACCGGCGATATAACTATTTTCTGGCTGTGCTGGTTGGGTTGCTTGCTCTGGCTGTGATTGAGGAAGCGGATAAGCGGTATAAAACTGTTGTCTTGCGTTATCTATATCATTACCAACATTAGGAGCAACCACATCATTAAAATATTGCTCTTGCGCCTCTACTTTTTGTTCGCTAGATAGTGACTGGTACTGAGGTGATGCGATCACCTCTTTCCATGGTTTAGCCATTAATCACCCCATAATGAAGAATATCCGCTTTGGTTACCGCTAGCCGGTTGCTGTGTTGCTTGCTTGCTTGATGGTGCACCTAGATTGGCGTTATTCCTTGAATTAAATGCTTTCGTGTATTGGTCAATTATTTTCACCGAATTCTGTAATGCTTCAGGGCTGGAATAATCAAGTTGTGGCATTGACTGGAAGAACATTTTTGCTTCTGCAACCGTATTAATCCCACTAGCCCCCATCTCTCTAGCTGCACTAATACCTTGATTTTGCATATTGCCTTGTATACGCTGAGCTGCATTATATAAAGATCTTGCCTCTCTATTTACTGTCCTAGTTCCTGCGTCAGCTGTTATAGGCGTTGTTCCTGTTCCTCCAGTAATGCCAGTGATAGCATTTAATTGAGATATAGGCGCATTTGCTATTAAAGATAAATCCTCATTCATGCGTGTAGTTGATGCATTATTTGCTGTAGACGACACACTTGATAAAGCATTGACAGGAATGGTGACTACATTACCGTTAGCGTCGAAACCCTTGTAATACTTGGAATCTCCTGCGCCTTGAGCTTTAGGGTCAATCATTACAGTTTGCCCGTTGGATAACTGAGCCTGTTGTAATTCACTCTCTCCCCTGCCTTTTAACGCTAAAAACTGCTTACGTTGCTCAGGGGTAAGCGATACCATGTACTCGTACTCTTGCACAGATGCAGGCTTACTTCCTGAAGAGTTAGCTGACCTAATAGAGTTTTGAGCGGAGATATTTTGCCCCCTGATTTGTATTTGATGACCTTCTCGCTTCAACGCTTCACTGGCTTGATTACTACGGACTGTCTCGGAAAGTTTATCTCTATCAATAGAACGACCTTCGATTTTATCCTGAATATCAAAATATTTATCAGGGCCTAATGCCGACATGCCGATATGGTCAGCTAACTCTATAGCCCCTTTGGGGTTTTCATTTGCCATAGCTAGAGCCTGCTGTGGGTCAATACCTAATCGTCGTAACTCATCAGCATTTTTACGGATGTAATCAGTAGCATTACCACTATTAATAGCCATCCGGTAGCCAGATGCTATGTTTCCTAAAGATTCCCTAACGTCCTCTGATATTCCCTGCATACCTGAGGTTATTTTCTCAGCCTGATCTGGATATGTAGCCATCAACTGCCTCATAGCGTCTCTATCTCCAGATGCGTACGCCTTACCCCACAAAGATTGGAATTCTTTATCTCTTTGCTGAGCTTGCTGTTGCTTGTACACTTCACCAAGTCCACCAAGCCCTTGAGCTAACTGCAATCCTATATTATTAGCTCCAGACCTTTGTAGGTCATTATTTTCTCGGATCATAGCAAGAGTTGCGTTTGCGTCACTTGCTTTAGGGGCGTTAGTATTATTTAAACCAATGCCGCCAAGAAATCCCCCTGATCCTTGCTGGTTCCATGTAGCCATATCATCACCTTAAAATAATGAACCAAGAACACCAAGACCACCACCTATCGCCGTTCCTATTCCGGGGCCTCCAAACATTGTTCCTATCTGAGCACCTGCCATAGCACCACCTAATCCACCCATAATTCCTTGTTGCATAGATGAAGGACGGTTAGCCATAGCCGCTTGAGCCGCCGCATTCTGTTGTAGTAACTGACCTGTATTATTGGCGTAACTTTGACCTGCGTTTGCCTGACCTTGCAATGCACCTAGACCAATATTCGCCAAATTCTGATAGTTGTTCATTTGATCAGAAAGCCAGCTTTGTCCTAACATTGGCGCAATAGAAGCGAGTTGATTGCTTGTCGCAGTGGAACCAAGTCCACCCATAGCTTCTGCACCTGCTAACTGCTGGTATCTGGCTGGGTTTGCTAAATCATTAAACTGTTGAGAGTTGTAGTATTGGTTTAGTGCGTTTCCTTGTCCCTCTAATGTTGACAGGTTTTGCATTTGTCCAATGTACTGTTGCGCCATAGGTGTAAAAGGTGCCAAGTTATTCATGGTTGTCTGCCATATTTCACGCTGTAACGCTGTAGCTTCACGAGTCGCATCAGCTTGAGCGCCTGCACCACCATCACCGCCCCCTTTCATATATCCATGCATGGGTAGCAGTGAATTTCTGAATTTCTCTGAAATAATCAGCATTTTAATAACTCCTCGTACTGTTCGCGTTTGAGTTGATAGATGGTGACACCTACTGGTTTGCCATTACTGATATACGCATCATCCAAATGACCGACACGAGTAGCACCAAGCATTTTCACAATGACGCGACCGTATTTTGTGGTATCGGGAACCATAGTTACTGAGTTAGTGAATTGACTGTTTTCCAGTAACCATTTGCAGAATAATTTGTGTGCATCAAAGGCGTATTTACCACGGAATCCAGCATCAAAGATGGCGTGGCACTCAACGACCGTATGCCAGAAGTTACGCACCTCAAAAACACCAACCAACAGAACACCTTCATAAATACCCAAGTAAAGCGCATCGGGCTTAATGAAATACTGATCATTGCTATCAACGATATTCCCCGTATTCGACTTATCATTTAAAAACTCAGATAGCCGAATGGGGTTATCAATAATTTTAATTTCCATTAGTCTATTAATCCGTGTGAACGAAGCGCATCTTCGAGCGCCTTGATTCGTTGTCTTGCCTCGACTAACCCATTAGCCAAAGTTTGTATTTCTGACCGTGTGTAATCGGCGCTGAATGAGTAGGATTGGTTAGCATTAAACGAGCCTTTAAATGCCGTACCTGTTGCTGATGTAAAGCCAGTAGCTCGAGGACCAACAACTTTAATTCCGTTTACTGAGTAGGATGTTGAAACATCGATAGGAGATGAAAGCTTCTGTTTTTCTGTTTTACTGAGAGAAACGTAATCAACTTTGATTTCAGATATTTGACCATCGAGGTCTTGTATCTTTATTTTCAACCCATCAACGTCTTGCTCAACATTAAGGACTCTTACCTCTAACTTAGATAAATCCTCTTCCGTTTTCGTTATCCGCTCTTCATGGTCAGCCAACTTAACGCCATGCTCAACAATTGTTTGTTCGGCTTCACCAAGTCTTTCCTCATGATCTACAAGAACAACATCTTGCTCATCATTCCTCTTTTGAGCATCGAAAGCTTCAGCGCCAGCCTCATTTGCACGACCAGCCACCTTCGCCATATCATCAGCACCGCTAAGCACTATTCGTCGATATGTTTCACTAAAGTTAGTCGGTAGGATATCTGGAACAATGTAAGAGGATTGAATTTCTATTGGTTTAGAAAGGTCTTCATTTGTCATCATTCAACCCTCATCGATAGATCGCTCAGTGTTACGGGCGACTTAGTGATAACGCGAACCTTAAACCCTATATTCTTCCTCACTCTTCCTACTCGTCGCCATAACACACGGCGGTCATATTGGAATGGTGAGTTTTGCTCAATCATTTGCTCTCGACCAAAGTTAATACCATCAGTTGTTGCAGAGAGAAATAACTTATCGGCAATCTGAGCAACGCCTGTTGATGCTTCAAGCTCTAAATCGAACACCCTTGCGTTATCGGCTTTAGCCATAGGCGTGTATAAAATATGCTCTACTTGCTTGTCGTACTGAGATGATTTATTGAAAGCAAGATTACCAATAACTCCCTCATTCTTATCCGCGACAGTGATCTGATTACCTTCATACATAAAATCAATTGCACGATAGGTTTCTTCATACAGTCCAGACTTTAGAATGCACCACTGTGGATACTGCTGGCTTCCTGATGCGTCAAAGCAAAGTGTATGCCGCTGTAAGTGAACAATGAGCAACTCATGACCATCAAATCGAATAGACTCAAGAACCGCATGTGATAAATCTTCTGATGTATAACTTCGAATGATTTTATCAATACTTGCTGTGGAAATTTGGCTAGCCGTTCCAGCACCAAGAATATAAATAGAAGGCGCGCCGTTTGCAGGGTTACTGATGAATGCGAATGATTCTCCAAACTTACACTTAGCATCACGACCAGCAATACCCATCTGAACAAAATAAGATGGTTGTGGCGCATATATTACTTGTGACGCACTCGTTGAACCGGTAATGGTGAAGTATTCGATGGTTGACGAACCAAAACAAAGCACCATGTCACGCCAAGAATCGATAGCAATGATGCCGTCAGGCTGTGATTCAGCTGTGTAAAATGGACGATAGCGATCAGGTTTAGACTCATCTTCTAAGTCAGTAACTCCGAACCTTTCACCTCCTTTCTGTAACCAAATATAACGCCCTCGGTTACGAGCAACATCAACAACGTCACCTAATTCGTATTGAGGGTATCTTTCAACTACCTCTAACACTTCTTGTGTCATTACAAATTCAGTAACGTCTTTGGCTGTTTGTTCGCTAGATTTAGCAAGGTTCATTTTATACGTGACTGTAATTTTACCACCTGCGCGCTTAACACCTTCTACCAGAACGTCGGTAAGATAAGGTTTCTCGTCATCTTCCTGCTGAGATAATTTAACGCCCATCATTTGCTCAGTAATAAGCATCTCATTACCGGTTTTACCATCAGAAGTTTTAGGCGTGATTTTTAACGTTAAGAACCCATCTAGATCACTCTTTGTGAGCGGTACAAAATCATCATTACCGTCTTTGTGAGTCCATTTTTTAACGTCGCGTTTATAGCCTTCGGTAATTACCTTTTCCTCAGGCCAGTTAGATAACTCTTTGACCTCACCGTCATAGCGATAGAGTTTTAACTTACCTCCTGATGCTACTGCTTGACTGTAACCAGAATGCGCCATAGTCACCCTGTCTTTACCTTGGATGTCAGCAATGGCATTCTGCCCACGATAAAGCTTATTACCACACACACGATAGACCGTGTTGTTTTTCGTGTTGTACTGAACACCACGAGATACACCATCAACACTATGACGTTTTTCTAATGCAGGAAACGAACGCAAATAACCGGACGCATTCAATACCTCTTTCGGTGTGGCCAACATGTTAACTGGCAGACCATCGATGTAATCTGCCGTGTTCGGGTCTTTTCGCAAACCTCTAGCAAGAGGTATCTGGATCCTTGGCATTTGGTTTTCTCCTGTGGAAGTATCGATGACCAGTCATCGTTAATAATCGATTACCTGAGCCAATAGGGAAACCATCTGGATGATGAGATCTGGCATTTTTAGCTCTCTTTAAAGCACAGCTTCGCATGAGTCTTTCTTTGCCATATCTAGCAGTTGTAATGACCTTATCAAGCGGGGCAATTTGGTAATCAGGTGCAATGCGAGTAGCTAAGTTGTAGATAACTGCGTTAATGGCTTGCTTGTTTAACCCGTGTTCATCACCTTGATCGATAGGAGTGTCTTCATCAGCGAACTTATAGCCAGTATGAATTCCTGCACCATCTTCAAACCATTCGTACATCATTGACTCTAAATCAACCACGCCATCTTCTAATGACTGAGGCTCGATATCGGTTAATGTAGCATCGGAAGCAACGCCTAATTTACGTAACGCCGCTACAACTAACTCACCCTTCGTTGTGATCTGCATCTTTCACCGCCTTTTTCTTGGTAGCGGGTTTCTTTTCTGGTTCTGGTAGTTCCTGTGTATCATTTGGGTTTTTATGCCAACCATCACTGAGATAGTTTTCCACCTCATCATCTGGAACTGTAATAATTTGGAGCTTCATACCCCAAACTTTCACATCACCATTAGCTTTATAAAGCATCGTTTTCATTGTCATCTCCAATAAAAAAAGGGAGCCGAAGCTCCCGAATAACAACGAGGGTTTATTTTTGACCAGTCAGCCCAACACCAACTGCTTCAGGTCGTTTTGTACATGCAGAATACCAAACCGCAATACGACATTTACCTTCCAGTGTTGAGATATCACCCTGATATGCAACAACTCCATTTAAACCAACAGAAGGAATGTTAAATGCCTCTGTCTTCATGCCACTAAACAGTGCATGGTTAAGCGGGATAGGTTGGGATAGCAGAGTAATTGAATCATCAGCCCAGAAGATGTTTGTCTTAGACGTTTTCACGTTAAGGACATTAATTGCCGCGCCATTTGCAAGAGATGTATTCACGTTGGCATATGCACGTTGTTCTGGTTTTAAATCTGCATCATCAAGCGCAATCGGCTTAGGCATAATGGTAATGTTGTTACCTTCAACACCAACAACAGCAAATGTTGCATCCTGAGTCAGTAAGTCTTTCGCCATTTGCGAGATGAACTTAACACCAGCAAAACTAATCTTATCACCGCGTTTAAATGCTGAACCGTCACTAACTTTAACTACTGCTGTGCGGTTATCAACGTTCTCACGGTTGCCATCAGTTACATCTTCTTTCCACGCCTCAGGTTTGAACTTCTGAGCACCATCGACAGTAACACCCGTTGCTGTTCCTGCTAACAGTGTTGGAAGCTTAGGCGAGCGAAGAACATCTTCAAAACCTGCAACTTGCTTTTGAATGGTTCCTGATTTATACGCTTCCTCTTGAATACGGCCATACAGATCCTTGCCAACCAAGTTATAACCAGCTTTGAGATAATCATCAGGGTTAAAGAAGTAACTCAATCCTTCATTGCGGTTTAATTCACGAGAGAAGATAAGAGATTCAGCCTGCGATACAAAACCCCAAGAATCCGCACCGTTAGATAAATCACCAGCATCAGCAATAACTAATGAGGCAGTTTCAGCTGCCTGTTTAGCAATGGATGTTTCGACGTTATTTGCCAGCTTAAGGCCTGATGCACGAATACGACGACGTAACGACGTTTCATCACGAACATCATCAGCACGTAAACCGAAGAAATCGTTATCAGGAACGCCCATGTTACATTTAACAGACAATTCCAAGATGCCAGTTTCTTTATCTGTTAAATCCCACCCTTTCTGCGTTGGCGCTTCTTGCTCTACTGGCATCCAGATAGTGTTTTGTGAACGTTGCATATCACCGGCTGGAGGTGTGTATTTACCTACACGCTGAGCCATTGGACAGTTATTTTCGATAGTGTTTACTACTTCATCCACCATATAGGTGATGATTTGACCTTCATTTAAAGCCATTATTTTATTCCTTGTAATTTAGCCTTGATAGCGCGGTACTTTTGAACATCACCTTTAATTGCTGCATCATTCATTTGCTTTTGTAATGCCGCGACATTTGCCGCTGTAACATCACCGCTAATTGGTTCGTCGGCAGGTGGAGCTGATGAACGCTGTGTACCGCGAGGCTTGAGAGTTAAACGATCAGCTAATCGAGTGAGTTCGATAGTGACTTGAACAGGGTTTTTGCTAAACAATTCTTGCGCTTTTTCTGGGTTTGCACCTAGGTAGTAAATGATAGCGGCTGATTTTTCTGGAAAGTTCTGCGCGATACCCTCATAAACACCTTGAGGTAATACTTGCAACGCTGAATCTTCCTTTTCCTGATAGTCAGGCAGGTTTAACTTCTCAGCCGCATCATAATGAGCCTTGATTGCATTAGCGATTTGTTGACCTTGCTGTGTGTATTCCTGAGTTTTACGACCCTGATCCGCCACAGCTTTACTTCTTGCATCTAAAGCCTTGTTTTGCCATTTCAGCAACTCAGCCTGAAAAGCAGCGTTAGCCTTATGTGTGTCATAGTCATATTTACCGAGTGCCTCATCAGATAAAAAATCATCCAGCTTAGGCATTTCTGGTAGCTCAGGATTTACCCGCAAGTTTTCAGGAAGTTCGCCATTTTCAATTGCTGCTATCTGTTGCTCAATTTCTCGCTGACGTTTACGAGCGATGCGCTTCGCTGCTTGGATAGCGTTATTGCTTGGTTTTCCTTCCTGTGGTTTCTCATCGTCTTTCAGGACAATCTCGAAGCCTTCCTCCTGTCCTGCTGCTGAGTTGGCATTTTCAGCAGACTGACTTTCTACGGATGCCGCCGCCTGATCGTCGGGCAGGTTTAATTCTTCAGAGTTATTCTGAATTTCGGTGGTTGTACTCATGATATTTAACTCTCTTACATGGATTGAGGATTATTCTCGACGTTATTGTCGGTAGGAATGTTTTGTTGTTGCTGTTGTGCAACCTCGTTCAGAAGTTTAATGGCCTCTCTTACTGCCGATTCATCTATGTTTCTAGCCTGAGCCAGTTTATAGACTGTATTAGCTTGAGACTCCATTGCATCTTGCTGAGCGGTAAATGCTTTGATTTGAGTTTGCGCTGTTTCGTTATTAGCTTTGGTTTGCTCTGCTTGGGCCGCGATGATTTGCGCCTGAGCTAACATAGCGTTAGGATCTTGATTGCTTTGTGCTGCTTGCTGAGCTTCCATTAACCATTGTTGCTCTTCCTCGGTCTCTGGTTTCTTCAGGCCATTAACAATCAATTCCTTGTTGGCGTAATCTCTGATGTATTCAACGCCCTTACCTTCCATCATATTTGCATACGTAAGCATCATGACATTCCACATTGGATGCTCCACTGGAACCTTGACGATAAGCTCGCCTATCTCAGCCCTAGCAGCATCTTTTTGCGATTGGAAAGATGGCCCTACATCAGTAAATGTTTCGTACTTGCCTCGGATATCATTGCGAACAATCATTTCACCTTTGCGGAAGTCTAATTCTTCCTGCATTAGCTCAATCTGATTCTCACCACCATCCTCTGCGGTTGTTGTTACTGTTCGATTAGTGTCGTATATCTCAGCCGCGATTGACGCGTAAATTTCACCATCACGGCGCATTGCGATAGCTAAGTTATCCTGAAATACATACGTTTCTAGGTCGATGCGACTATTTAGTTGATTAACGGTATCGAACGCCACTTGTCCATTAGCTGCATCAGTATCAACGCCGACACGAGCAGTTGATTTAGCTGCTTCCGTTGCAACTTCTAGTAGTAATGCGTCAGCTTGTGAAACCTCAGCATTCTCCATATACGCAACAGGAGAGGGAGGAAGATCAGCATTGTTCTCATCAGTACGGTTAATTAGATAGTAAGGGTAGTCATCCTCACCGCTATACATGTGCTCATACCCTGCTATTTGCTCAGGGTGAAAGAAAGGCTTCTTCTTAGGTGATTTAGCTGCGGTGTCAGCAGACTTGGATAATATAAAGTTACGCAACCGTTGAGCATCTTTCGATAGTCTAACAACGCCTTCATACAGTTCATTATCATCAAAGAATGACCACTCACCATACACAGGAACAATTGGAATATGCTCGCCAGCTATCGGCATTCTATCTTTCAGGATACCAGTGCTAGTGATGATTGACTTATAGACTCTGCGCTTCTTAACTTTACGCTCACCTACTTTTTCATAACCAGCATCAGCCAGTTCATCAATCTTTTCTTTCGCTTCTTTTGCTGAATAAGTTTGAAGGTCATTAGTTAGCGGATCACGATAGACAAATACTAACTCCCTCTTTTCCTCAACTTCGTAATACTCAGCAACATGAATTGTCTTTCCATTCGACCAAGTGAAAAGTAAGTCATTGTTCGGTGATTGGAATGATGGTTGAATGTCAGGATCTAACCCGTACTGCTCAGCGAACGCTTCCCATCCATTAATATTCATTGCGTGAATGATAGTGCAATTCTTAGCGTCCGACTTATCCATTGCCTTGGCGTTACAGTCCCAGATAACGTGAGTACAAGACTCATGCATTGGAACTCGTCGGATAATCTGATTATTGCTAGTTGGGCTATCGTCCTCATATTCAGTGACGAGCCTCCAAGCACCATAACCACACTCAATTTGCTCTCTCACTGCCACGTTAACGGCAATCTTTGAGCTATTGTTTCGCATGTCAGTTCGATACATACCCATAAGAATATCGGCGGCATCGGCTGGCGCGTTATCCTTCGGTCGATACTGAACCTCAATAGGATTCTTGCGCATCTCAGCGACGAGCTTACGCACCATAGGGCGCACGACATCGAATTGTCCGCGATACTGCAATGTGACATAGTTTTCCAGCCAGTCGTCCCACTGACTAACGCGGCTAAAGAATAAATCGTTTCTCGCCTCCGTTCTGGCATTTTCAGATGCAGAGTAATCGAGGTCGAATTTGCGAAGTATTTTCTCAAGCCGCTCGTTTCTATCGACCATCTCTATCTCCTAATAGGTCTAATTGGGGCGGGAATTCTCTTTTCTTTAGGCTTTTTGATATCACGCAACTGCTTAGCGAAGCGCCTCATCATGTAAGCGTAGCGAACAGCATCAAGCACGTCGTCGTTTGTTTTGACTATCTTCCCGTTTTCATCACGGTGATATAGCCTGAACTCTTCAAAGAATGGCTCGCAGGTATTAAATACTCTAAATCTGTTATCAAGCATCAGATCACGTAATTCATTAATGCCTGACTCTACTGAGTTGCCACCCTCTGCAAATGTTGCGTGCTCCTTTAGCATTAAGAAGCCAGCATCCGCATACTGAGTTTTTAGCTGCTCACCACCGCCTTTCTCGTGCTGATGTCCATCATGCGGCCATGCTACAGGAACTTTATTAGCCCAGGGTTTAACAGCGCCCCACGCTTGAACTGCTGTGTTTTCCGATTTCTTCCACACTCTAGCGAGATAAAAAACATCCTCATCTTTATCCCACCACAACTGGATATGAGCCTGTGGGTGATTCCAGCCGAAATCCTGACCATCGATAACGTAAAAATGTTCAGGACATTCGAAAGGCTGGCACTTAATAGACTCTTCAGGTATTTGGTAAATTCGACCGCTACCCATTGTTGGAATACCACGAGCACGAGCCTCTCTTTCATGTTCAGGATATGAAGCAACAATCCGTTCTTTCTCTTCCTCGGTGTAGTGTTCAGCATCATAGATAGTCATGTTGACTACTTTCTGAGCTTTAGATGGATTCTTGAGAAACTTCTCTACTACCGTGGACATACCCATTAACGGGGTGAATGTTAGAATTGAAAACTGACCGTATTTGTTTGTGCGGGTGAGTCCTTCAGCGTAAATGGAATATGGCGGCTCTTCATCGAACCACACGCCATGTATTGTGTCACCCTGCCATCTAGCTCGACCTTGAGAGTAAGGTTTGAAGTAGCAGATTGACATCCCATCTTCCACACCTTCGGCGTTGCGGTGTCGGATAAGTATGTGATCTACAAGATTTGGGTAAAACGGTGATTTTTTCCAACTAATAACATCTTCTTTTGGAATTGAGCCGTAACCTATCTCGCCTGCTTCCTCTACTCGACCACATAAGATACGCTGAGTTGTTTTGGTTACTGTTTCGTTGGTCTCACCACCAACCCACCATACATTAGGCTCAAGGAACCGCTTACCTTTCCATTCGCCTTTCCATGCACCATCTTCGGGATAGCCTTTAGTGCCCGGATATCTTCCGGTTAAGTGGAATGCAACCTCGGCGCCACCTGTATATGATTTACCCAGCTGGTTACCCGCCATAAAACAGCGCTCGAAGTAATCACTGCCAGCCTCAATAAATTCTCTTTGCTTTTCATAGGGAGAGTATTCAAATAAGCGATGCGTTTTTCTGTACTCTTCCTCTTCTTCCAATAACTCTTGTAGCTCGAACAGTTCTTCTTCACTCAGGTTATCAAGTATCTGATCCAGATTTTCCACGGTTGAATAACTCCTTAATTCGAGAGCGTCGCTTGTCACGGTCTCCCTTATCTGGAGTTACATCCTCGACCTCTTGTCTGTCTTTGAGACCTAAATCACGAGCAATAATATTTGCATTCAACAAGTCAGCTGCAGCACCTGAGAATTTCTGATCGTAGATAACTTTTTCAGCTCGCGTAGTGACCTCGATAAAATCTTCTCTGGCTCGATACAGTCGCCATGTGTCCTCATGTATATCCAAGAACAAACAAAGCCCTGATAGCGTCATAGCTCGCATTTTAGGCAATGTCTCTTTAGTCACTACCCCTTGGAATGCAAACGCCTTAGTTTCATACAGTGGATTTTCTTCAACCCACTCGAAGTATTCACAACAAGCGTTCCATAAATCATCAGGAGACTCGAATATGGGTTTTCTTCCGTGACTACTTCTAGCCTCCCAGAATCTATTTCCTTTTGGTGCTGCCATATATCCACCTAATCATTAGCACTAATTTTGTAATAAAACTTATTTATCTCATTACTAATCCAACCAGTTAGATACGCCAACGCCTCATGATTTTCGTAGTCTACTTTAATGCCAACTATTTCTAACACCTTCCATGCGGCGTGCACTGACTCATGAGATATAGTGTCGGCATTAAAACAATCGATATCTTTAAAGCTAATGAGGATAAGCATCTCACCAGTTTTTGTGTTTTCAATCTGAACAACCTGACCCATATTTGATGAATTATGTATGCCAGAACCATAAATATTATCTGCAACATCCTCGGTAGCGCAGATATGAATGTTAAGTCCGTATATGGGGACTTTTACTTTTTTATGTAATTTCATATATCCCCCTTTAATCAATTATCCAGCCCACTCGTAAATGAGCTGTGTAATTAACTATTGCGTGAATAGGTCGAGTGCTTCCTGAGCTTCTCGTGCGGCTTTCTGTGATCGTGATACAAACTCACTTTCAGTCTGACACTGTTTGTATGCGTCTTTGAATAACTCAAACTTGAGAGCGTCGTCTTTTACGAACTCGATAGCCGCTTGAGCTGCTGCGGTATCATTGCCAACTAACCGTAATAGCTCTAAGCGCATTTGATTCTGTGCTGTAATTTCTGTCATTTGATGTTCCTGTGTGAAGTTAATCGCAACCATCATCACGTATCACTATGTTAATCAGGTCGCTTCTAGTCTGTTCCTAGCAGTCAAGATAGTGATCACTCTCCTTAATGGATAAACGACTTATCTAACCAAACTGGTATATATACTTACTTAAGCTATACTAAGTAATCATCACTATACTTTGATTGATATCTTGTTAGTTTGCCCACGCCCCATGCTGGGCATTTTTATTCTTTCGGAATGCTTTTATCCAGATCTTCACGGAATTTAACTGGATTCTCTGAACCTTCTACTGCCATGATATTTCTCCATTAAAAAGCCCCGCTATTGCGAGGCTCGTTGCTGTTCAATTTCCCGTATTGCTTTCTTGTCTGAGTTACATTGCTCAATAACCGATAACAGGGAGATGTTTAACATTAACGATTCTCCCCATGTCATTTGCTCGGGTATATAGGGCAATAGACAATCAGCGGTTAGATGTGCCGGTATCGCTATGTGTTCCACTGGCACGTATTCTTTCTGAATAGTCGTGCATCCTGATAAGAGCATCACTAGGAATAGCAGTATTGGCGCAATCATTATTGACAAGAACAGTCTTGATAACCGTTTTAACTTTTTCAGAATCCACGGCTGACCTATTCCGTTCTTCGCTATTAAGTGATGAGACATTGTTGATAATCCTGAATGTACGGTTGGCGTTTTCTGTGATTGAGTTTTGGCGTGAGAGTTGCTCGGTGAGTGATTGGTTTTCTTTACTCAACTCGCCAACTTTTACAACTAAGTATTGAAGTGAAAAAACACAAATCACAGAGCCAATTAAAAGAACCCATTTACCAATACTCATAACAACAACCAAGCATCTTCAAATACTTTTGGGCTGTAAGGCTGATATCCAAGCTCAACGCCAACAATCGCTGTGGCCAATGCAATAGCAACCGGTTTAGATGAAACGTTAATAGGTTCGTTTACGCTAACGCCGATATCTTTAGCTGCACGATTGATATAACCAACCGTATTGTTTTCATTTGGTGGCGCATACCGATCGATAATCGACTCGACAGTGTTTAGTTCGTATTTGTTTTGGTATGTTTGCAGTAACTTATAAATTGCACGAATACCATATTCAGGTGATACAAATTGGCAGAAGCTCGGATCTGTTTGCTGTGCTGATAGCCCTTGCCATTTTGAACCGTGCCGAATATTGCCTGGATTGTTATTGCGCTCACCGCGTGCAGGTCTACTCACTTTTCACCCCCGCTCTGCCTTTAATGATTTTACTTAACGCATCAACGCCGACATACCCAATGAATACACTGGCTAGATATGCCAACTCATGATTAATGCCAAGAAGAGTTAATAGGTCTTTTACAAACCAAGCGAAGAATGCGCACATTAATCCGTCAATAAGAGTCTTGCCCCATCCACCGCCATTGTATCGACCTCGAAGAACTGCCATTGAGCCAGCTAGAATTGCACTAATACCTTGCTCTTTATTCATAACGATGAGGTTAAGCATTTGAGCCCATAAATCGGGGTTTTCTTTCATATGATTCATACTCACCCCCTATTTGGAGGAATTAGTTAATAGAACGCCGACTCACAGCTCTTGTGTGAATGTGAGGTGTTGTGATTGATTCTGTGGTCGACATATACGAAAAAAGACCGCCTAAGCGATCTTCTTAATGTGAACTATCCGGTAATTCCAGATGGTTGGAATAATTGTGGAGGCATACGCTGAGAGTGTATGCGTTCAGGTTCCCCATGGCGTGTGTGCTTCTATCCTGATAAGTGCAGTAGCCCATGCGAGTTAGCCAATCAGCCTTGGCATTCTCCACAATGGTTAAGGCGCCTTCTCCATGCAGTGCAAGGGTGATTTTACTCACCAAAAGACACCTTACCATTGCAGATAGCAAAAAACCCCGCCGAAGCGAGGTCTTGAATTCTTTTAACGTTAACGAAATGGCAATAACCCATCGTTAGAACGATATTTACACAGAAAAGTGCAAAAGTCAATTCATTCGTTAGAAGTATTCGTTTTTAATTTGTTACCTTTTTTAGTATGTAATCTGCGTTACTTTCTCCTTTTTCACACTCAACCACCAATGACTCATAAAATTTACTAACTGAACGCTTCCATTGATCAATCGTAATCCCTAAATGAGACACAGCCTGAAAAGCCTTTGATGCAGGTATTCGTTCGTAGCCACGACCAGAACAACGCTTACAAGGCATACTGACAGCTTCACCGGTTAACCTTAACGTTTCCTTGTCTATTGCCATGCCACGCCCTTTGCAGTCATTACACGCACAAGAAACATAACCTTTACCATTACACTTATCACAAGTGCATAACTCGGTGTCATTAATAATGCGAACTTCTTTACCAAAGACTTTTTTAACCTTAATCGCCTTTACCTTAAAACCTGATCCATTGCACTTTACGCACTCAGTAACACTTGATGCCGATCTGCAATAATCTGCATAAGCGAATTTTGCGAGTATTTGCATTACCTTTCGCTTAACATTCATATCGAGCTTGCGTAAGGCTGGAAACTTATCGCAATGATTCAATGCATGCCGAGTTAAAAGTTGCATCGCTTTATCTCTGTCATTTCGGCTTATTCCCATCTTCCCCAAGAATGCTGAATAGCCGAATGACTCTTTACTCTGACACATGCCAAAAGCACCCATGACATCAGTGCCGGTTAATCTATCTGGCGATGTTGAGCTAGGCGCATCTGATATTGATGTAGTTTTAGCGAAGTGATATTTGACAGCGCTTTCTAGGTTCATCTCGCCTCCGGTAATACTGTGTGATAATCATCATTGGCAGTTGTATATAAAACCCTGACACCATCCATCAGCCCGCTTACCACTTCCATATAATCCATAACCTGCATTACACAGAAGTTAACTCGACCGCCTGATCTGGATTTTAAATATCTTGCTTCTTCAATAGCTGCGATTAAGTCAGTAAACATTAAGCCACCTCCGAATATTGATCCTTTCGCCTTTTCTCATACCAACGGGCCCTACGAGTGAATATTGATTTCATTCGCTTGAGATATTCGATGTCGAATTTACGGACCGTGTTATCGTGCTCTAAACGAGTTACTCGCTCTTCGCCGATTTTATTGATGAGATTAATGCGATATGGAATGAGATTTCCTGACAGGTCCCTATTGCAGTGAACACAGCCAGCGTGAATATTGAGTAAATTAAATCTTAAATGACTTGCCGAACCCCTTGACCTGTAATGACTGGCATCTACGGACCCACCTCTTACTCCATAATTTAAGGGCCGACCGCAAGCAATACATGGCTGACCATAGTCTCGCCAAAAGATGTATTTATTTACTGCCGCTTGGGCCTCTTTGTTCCAGTCTGATTTTGTCTTTAACTTTTCCTTTCGGATCCGCAATATTTTTCTTTCCTCAGATAAACGTTTTTTACGGTCCTTTTCTTCGGTCCGTCTAATTTCATTTGAGGCGAATTTTATTGCGCAGGATGTGGAACAAACTTTTTGGGTAGATAGGTAGGGAGTGAATTCTTTGTTGCAGACTTTACAGGTTTTGAGCTTCGACTTTTTAGCCTTAGCCACTCTTTTCCTCCTTGATTTTATCCATCACTTCCAAATGAGCGTATTCATCAGCACACTGAGCACACACATAAACCTCATCATCTGTTAGCTGTCTATTGCATGATTGGCAGTTCATTTTCCAGTCTCCACTTCTTCAACGAGTCGACTCATATACCAGCGAGCCTTTTTTAAATCTTCGACTGGATTAATTTTCTTTTCGTATCGCCAGACGTACTTTTGAATATTGCCTTTGAGATAGCCTAGAAACGCCTCTCTGGTCATACTGGCTTTAATGGCATCAATGCACTCAATGTCACCTGATGCATAGTGTGGTGGGTTATTTACGTTGTCTGTCATTGCTCTTGTTGCTCCTTGAGTTTCATGTATTTAATTTTTAAAACAAAAAACCCACTATTAAGTGGGCTTTTTATCTAAATCTAATTTATAGAGGGATTTATCTATACTTCAACGTCAAACGGCTCATTGTTCTTTGCCTTCGTCAAGAGCTGTAAAGCCTCTCGCGAGTACTTATGCACCGTTCCTTTTTTACCTGTCGTTACAAGTTGATGGTATTGGTTGTTTGTAGCTTTAATATCAATACCTGAAACTTCTTTTATTTTTTGTAGTAATTGTTGGACATAATTCCAGCTGCTATAACCCATCTGGGATGCCAAATCACTAATGACATAACAATAGTTTGCTGAGAAAGCGTCATATGAATCACCGTCTGTAATGCCGTATAATTTTTCTAATTCCCCATTTTCACACGCAAGAGAGGTCAGCCTCGAATAATCAAGTTGGGCTATATGCTTTGGTATATCACTATTTACTAGCTTGTAATTACGCGCTAAAAGCGCCCTTAACACTTTAGGGCTAACATTCTTCATTGATGGTTGAGCTGCGAATGCCTTGTAGACCCATGTAAAATCATTTGCCACTATATATTTAATTCTTACGTTTTTGTTGTTTTCCGTTGTTATGTTTATTTCAGTTAATGGGTATGATTTATCTGTTATTTGCTCATCTCGCTTGAGCATGTATATGTTAGGAATTATTGTTTCATTATCAGATATAATTTCATCTATATCAGAGATTATACTTTTAATGTTGTCATCCTCAGCACTGTAGCCTATGAATAACAATGGGTGTTCAGCAAAAAATGTAAGTAGTTTTGCACTTAAGTATTTTTTCTTTTTAGAGAAATCGTCATAATCTTCCCTGTCAAACACCAAAGAACTTGGTTTTTCGCAAGATCCATGTATTTTAAATATTTCACCAATACTATCGTAACTGGTTTTTAATACCTCTTGACCAATTATATCTTGATATTCAGGGAAAATTTCATTTATCACATTGTCGTAATTTGTAGTAATTATTGAATGCGGGCAGATTTCTTGTAGCGACTCGATCTCTCTTGCGCATTGTTCGGACTTAATTATTTTTAACTCCTTACAATATTGAGAGATAATATATTTAACATAAATACTGGCTTTGTAGCTCTCGTCAAACAATTGCTTCGGGAAATGTACATTACCATCCCCCCATGCCCAACTCGCGTATTTATCACTCAAAATACTACCAATATCAATTAAGGACTCATTCCTTTGTTTATAGAATGCAAATTGCTTATCAACTTCAGGGCATTCTGATATTAACTTTTTGATTAGACTAGGCCAATCTAACCCATCAGCATATCTACGACTAAATCCAGACCCTACAAACAATATTGGCTGACATTCCAGCGTTTCTATACACGTTTTAATATCATCAGTAATATCTTCTTGGTACTGTTTATAATCTCTATTCATGGCACTATCCATTGATAATGTATACATTGCTATTATCCTTACTTTATTATCGATAAATAGGCAATACTTTTAATAAGTTTGACCATAGTAGTTGTATTCATAACGAGTTGTACGCAGTTTTACGCCACTTTCTACCGCCCAAGCTGTCGAGTATTCAATTAAGCTACTCATTCGCTTCTTCCCCATCTGAGACGTACTCTCGCGTATGTTTAATAGCTCACCTTCAATTCCCCTAATTAACGGTGACTCTTTCGCTCCTGTAGTAACCATCCAGTGGCCAGACACAAAGACATTCTTCCACTGCCATAATTTCAGTGGCTCATTGTTGAGTGTCATTTGCTTTGATACATCACCACATAGCGCATGAAACATGTCGTTCTGCGGTAGTGTTCGGCTGGATTCTGAGATTTTTACTTCTAGGGGGAATTCTTCGTTGAGGGGTAGAGCATTTATTGTGGCTATTAGGTTTTCACGTATTCGTTTATTTCTTAGAAGAAACTTTGTGGCTTTTTCCAAGTTAACCTCCTTGCATCATCCTTATCATTTCAACTAAATATTCAGAGCCTTCTCTGGCTTCACGAATGAATCGTTTTTTAAATTTCCTGATTTGTTTTCTGGTTGGCTTAGCCTGAAACTTAAAGTGATCCTCATCGCCATAAGCTGATATTTTTAATATCCAGAATCTGCGATTCGTATTGAAGTTAACGTAATAAACCATGACTTCTACTGGCTCACTCACTGTTAGATCTCCTGTTCCATGCTGCTATGGTTTCATGTGCAGATGCTCGCTCTATCTTTAGACCGCACTGCAAACACTTCATATAATGCCCACCGGATAAAGGGCATGGGTAAAATAGCTTAACATTGTCGCCGCCGCACATTGGACAGCTTTTAAATCTTTTTCTACTCATCATTCACCCTCTGGCATTGGCAAATCGCGTAAATACATCCAGTAATCTGCATCAGGTATTGGTAGTGGCGCCACAACATCATCAAGAAACCACTGCATTTCACCTTCTACAGAGTTCCATTCAAGCCTGTAAATTCCGGCTAATATTTCACCATCGCTGATAAGTAAAACTGGCTCACCATCTTCTGGCAATTCCATGTTTGTATTGTTCCACTCAGTTCCCTGCATTAGATGCCTCCTTTAATATCAATATTTTTCGTACAAAACTTAAACACCCACCTGCATAGACATGTCATCACTAACGCCTGAATAATCACTATTGGTAATGCCCCTAGATAAACATGAAGATTAAACTCGCCTAATTTATCTATCGCGATTAAAAGCGATACCGAACACCAAGCGATAAGTTGAAATAGAAATGTAAGAATGTTGCTACTAAATATCCTGACAAGCATTTTCTGATGCCGTTTCATCACTCAACACCTCGCTTAATCGCCATAACTAATTTTTAAACTTCCTGATATGGCAACCACTGCTAAAAGTAACCATCCCCAACCTGATTTTTCGTGATACATCAGGAATGCAACAGATAAAAATCCAGTAATCGGTACTAGCATGAAAAACAATGTGCCTAAAATATCTCGTAAATATTCCATCTAAAAATCCTCACGACTCCCACTCGTAGCCGACTTTAATTGCTTTGGCTTGCTCTAAGGTATTAGTCATTACTTTTGTGTTTGAAATATCACCCCAGCAATTACACTCGACTAGTGTTAGGTAATATTCATTTTCTGTTCCATCATCGCTTTTGTAGGTATGGCGAATCGGATCACCTAAAACCTTGGTGACGGTATGTGTTAGTAAGTTCATCTAAAAATCCTCTTGCGTGTTAACACTCAATTTCTTCATCTACGTAGTCGCTGTTTATATTGCTCAATACCGCCTGATCTAAACCACCGCGAGCATTAGTGAAGTAATATGTTTTTTCTGCACCGGGTGCGTGTCGTGATTTCGTGCAAATAACCTCAGTGATACCTTTCAGATTGGTGTCGGGATGATATTTTTCATCACGATAAATCATGAAGATAACGTCAGCCTCTTGTTCGATAACTCCAGACTCTCTCAAATCAGCATTAACGGGGCGCTTATTGGTGCGTTGTTCTAAGTTACGGTTTAATTGAGCAAGTGCGACTACGGGACATTTAAGTTCTTTCGCTAGGTTTTTTAATCCTGTCGCAATTTCACCTACTGACTGATTCATATTTTCAGGATTGGTCATTTTCATTTTCTGCAAGTAGTCAACGATAATGACACCTAAACCACCCGTTTTTTTGTGCATCTTTCTAGCGTCAGCACGTATTTCATGAATGCTCATTGATGGTCGGTCATTGATATAAATCGGTGATTCCTGAATGTCAGCAAGCGCATGAGATAACTTAGCCCAAGCCTCATCCATGTTGATTTTCGATTTATCATCACCGAGTAAGTCTTGCTTATTAACCCCTGCGTGATGAAATGAAATTCGTTCTGATATCTGCCACGACGGCATTTCAAGACTATAAAACACAACGGGTTTCTTTTGCTTCAATCCGATTGCTTTTGATATTGCTGTACTGAACATGGTTTTACCCATACCAGGACGACCACCAACAACAATCAAATCGGTATTGTTAAATCCACCAAATGCCTTATCGATATCAGGTAAGCCAAACTGAGTTTTATATTTCCAGATGTCACCGTTGATCATCGATTCAAGAATATTTATCGACTCATTCACACCGTCCATGATGTGCTGTGTTTCAACAACACTCCCTGTGTCCATTGATGAGATTGTGGATTGAACCTCACCGACAACATCAACAAGGTTGCTAACGTTTGATGAACTAATCTTCGCAATGCCTTCATTGAGAACAGCAAGCGTTTTTCGTGCCGTGGTTAGATCCTTAATTTTCTGAACATAACCGGGTAACATTTGAATGCTTGATGTGTTTTTCGTGCATTCAGCAAGATAGCCGAACCCGCCAGTAATATCTGAATTACCTTGCTGTTCAATTTCTCCATTCAGTAAAACCAAATCTACCTTAGAGCCATTTCTAACAAGGCTTTGCATGGCTTTAAATATGGTTTTGTGAGCCGATGATGTGAAATCGTCAGCAACTAAACTTTCAATCGCTGAGATAGCAATTTCTTCTGTTTCAGATGTGGCAATCAGTATTCCGCCAATGACAGCCTGCTCTGAGTAATAATCCGTGAATTTATTTTCCATTAAACAATCCCTTTTTTCCGTTCGGTATATTCTCGTTTGGCTTGTTCGTAGGTTTGCGACCATCTTGTCGGCGTTAAAATCCAGTCAAGAGTTAACCATCCCTTGTCTTGTAAGCCAGTGAATAAACTTGATTGCGATATCAGCTTGAAGCAGGTGTCCATGTGTTTTACTTCACGCCATTGCCCCTTGTTAGTTTTTCCATTCCAGACAGCTTCCAAATCTTTGTAAGCAGGTCTGCGTGATGTCCACTCATGAAAATCAATGGCTCTTTCAGGAACGTATTTGTTCCAGATTTTGATTAATTCTTCATGAGGACAATCGACAGGATTGATACCGTCTCGGTTTTTCCACTTGATCGCATCTGACAGATAGCCATCGAAGCGGTTAACTCGGCAGATATTGGTTGGTTTTGCTATTGAGTTATTACGTCGCTTCCATGTTGACACCACCCACTCAATAACTGTGATTAAATCACTTAGCAGATATCTATCTCTGCTTTGGGTTGGAGATAAGAGGGTCATGAATGGTTTAAAGTCTCTGCACTGAGAGCCAGTAATATTGTTATAAAAATCTAGAGCTTCTCTTGCTTCCCTGATTATCTCTTCACGAGAAATTCCTTCACTTGAAGATGACATAGGATGAGCACTTACCACTGGTATTCCATCGAAATCATATCTCTCAGACACGATCCCTTCTCTCACCAAAACGAAACCATCAGAAAGTTGCTTTAGTTTTACAATGGATTTATCTCTAGCATTCAATCTATCGATTTCAATGCCACAAGAATCGCCCTTACCATTGGAAACCAGAAGATCAACTCGACCAGCTTTACCATCCCCTCTGTCGCTAACTCTAAATTCTCTTTCGCAGATATAACCCAGCTCAACTAATTTTTGCTCAACAGAATCATGAAGCTTGTCTGCCTTATCGAAATCAAACTTTCCTTCTAGGATTGAAATTAATTCTTCACGAAGAGAACCTCCTCGATTTCCTCCCTTGGGAGGTATGGTGGGATCTTTTCTTTTGTCTTTTGTATTATTGTCTTTTGTGTTTGACTGTTTCGGTAAAGTGGTTTTTACCGTTTCAGTAAAGCTATTATTTACCGTTTCGGTAAAACTTTTACTGTTTCGGTCAATGTCAGTTTCCCACTCGGAAATATTCTTATTCATTCCAATTTTTCGACCTTCCTGAATAAAGATTTTCATCCGAACTAATTGATTTTTAGCGGTGGAGCATTTGGTGCTATCAATCTTTGTCATGCTTTCAAGTTGTTCATTGCCAACCCAATCCATTTTTTTATTAAAGCCGTATGTTTTTCTCCACACAGCCATAACCATTAATAATTGGTGCTTGGTCAACCCAGCAAGCATGATTGCATCTAATAGCTCATTCGCTATTCTGGTGTAGCCATTATCAAGATCTGCCACGTTAGGCCTCTCTTGCCGTCGTTGATTACCAAAATCTGCATATGCAACATTACTCATGCGATCCTCCTAGTAATTTCTCACGATGCTCATTTCTCAATTTTGCATCTTCGAATGCTTCCTTTAGACGTTTACCTCCTAACGGTGTCACTTCTCGTAACGTCTTATCTCGCATGATGTTTTTATGCACTTCGTGACGATTAAACCAATGATTAACTTTCTTCTTCATGGTATAATTCCCTTATTCCTAAGCTGTATCAGCAAAAGGAAAGCTCAAAATCAGCTTCCCTTTAATACTGGTTATTGATACAGTGTATTTGTTAGTTGAACAGACCTAATTGTTCTTCTCTAAAGGCCTCAGTTGTTCCCGCAATTGAGGCTTTTTCATATGCATGAACTTGAAGTTTTAACCTCGATAGCTCAGCCATATTTTCCAGATACAATCTATAATCTGATTCCCTGATAACCTTCTCGCCTTCCCTCACGAAACCAATTACACGACGTGTGGCAAGCATTTCGCATACACCATCAATAGATTGGATTCTTCTTGAGATAGTCGAGTCTGAGCGTGATGTGGCTTGTGCAATTTCTCGCTGATCACCATCACGTAATATTTGAAGTGCGCTACTTACTAAGTGGCGTGTTCTAAATTCAATAGCTCGTTTGTCACGAACTGTTTTGCATGCGTTTCCGTATTCCATTTGTTAAATTCCTTCTTAGATTACTTCCCATATTGGGAACAGCAGTAATGATCCGTGGCTCATTCCATATGAGCGGATTGTTGATAATAATTTGCCGATTGAAGTCAAAAGGCACTGCATGAATTTTTAAAGAGCGGGTGAAGCTAAGGTGCAAGTAATTTTTTCTGGCTAACTGATAGTAAGTATTCAGCTTTTACTTTCCCTTTTGATAGGGATTGGATTGTTTTTGCATAATTGGTTTTTCCAAAGAATTCTGTTTTTGGTAGAAAACCATTGTTAATCCATTTGTAAACCGCTCTCTCACTTACTCCACATGCCTTTGCTACTCTGGCAACGCCAATGTCAGTAATTGGCTTACGTAAATCATCCATAAAAATCTCCTTTATCGTACTTTCAGTACGCATTATCTCCGTACTGAAAGTCTTTTGCAAGAAGTTTATAATTGAACTCATGGTACAAGCAGAAAAAGTGCGGAATGAATTTTCCCGAAGGCTAGCACAGGCCTGTAAAGATGCGGGATTAAATGAACACGGCAGAGGGGCTGAGATAGTAAAAGCCCTTGGTGTCTCATCTAAGGCTGTTAGTAAATGGTTTAATGGGGAGTCTTTACCGCGGCAAGATAAAATGAACGCGTTGGCGAAATTCTTAAAATGCGATGTTATTTGGTTGCAGCATGGTCATGAAAATGTAAATAACGCTAATGTAAGTAACCCTAGACCTTATCGACCAGCTCCTAAGTACCCTGTTATTAGCTTTGTTCAGGCGGGTAATTGGACTGAAGCTTGTGAGCCATATACGTTGAGTGAGATCGATGAGTGGTACGAATCAGAGGTATCTGTTCAAGGTTCCGCTTTTTGGTTGAAGGTTGAAGGTGACTCAATGACAGCACCTATGGGTGTAAGTATCCCAGAGGGATCTCTAGTTTTAGTAGATACGGGTAGAGAGCCTATAAATGGGAGTTTGGTGATAGCCAAGCTTACCGACACGAATGAAGCAACATTCAAAAAACTTGTTTTGGATGGAGCTAAATATCTTAAAGCGTTAAACCCAGCCTATCCCGCCATTCCTATAAATGGTAACTGTAAAATTATTGGTGTTGTAGTTCAGATGATGATGCGATTTGTGTAACACAATGGCCTGACGACACATTTTAGGGTGTGGTTTTAAACATAATAATAATCAAACAATCAGGGAATAACGATCTGTGTTAATAACTAAAGGAAAACAATAGCTTATGTCTAAAAACAATAACGATGGATCCCTACAGCAGATGCGATTATTTCCTGTTGCAGAGGTGATTGCTGACGATATCCCTATGGGGGTTTTGAATGATGGGACTCCGTACCTGACATTATATGGATTAGCTAAATTATGTGGTATTGATGACACTCCACTTAGGGTATTTACATCAAATTGGGAAACCGAAAAATATAAACCAAGAGGTCAAAAAGTATCATCATATTTAACTTCCAGAGGATATGAAAATGTAGATAGGCTTTATACTAGAGTTGTAAACTCATCAGGTATAGAGACCCACGCTTACCCTGACTACGTATGTATGGCGGTACTACGTTATTATGCCTTCGATGCTTCAAATTTTGATAACAGCATAGCAATTGATAACTTTGTCAGGTTAGCTGAATATACTTTAAAAAGAATGATTTATGAAAAATCGAACTACAAACCAAGTAGCTCTATTGATATTTCATTCAACAACTATCGAGATCGAGTCATGATGAATGACCAGATTCCAGTAAATTACTTTTCTGTTTTCAGGGAATGCGCAGACATAGTAATTCATCTAATAAATAAAGGGTTCCCAATTAACGACACCACAATGCCAGATGGTAGCGTTGGACAACATTGGGGTAAATATTGGAATGAGAACAAATTGTTTGATGAGTATGGAGAAAGAATTAAGTTTAGCCATACATTTCCAGACAGCTATCGACAATCAAAAGCAAACTCATTTGTTAAGCCATGGGTTTACCCTATAGAGGCTTTAGGTGAATTTAGAAAATGGTTATATAACAATTACGCAATGGATAAGTTAGAGGATTATCTAAAGCGCAAGAAATTTAACAACATAGATAGCCTATTAGAAGCAGTAAGAAAACCAGAGCTTCCCAACAAACATTAGCCCCAGCCCTCCTCGCGAGGGCTTTTTTGTGCCCTCTCCCCTCCAAAGAAGTGATCTGCATTCCAATCTGAGATTTTTTTGAAAATAAATTACTTTTAAATTCAAGAGAATAGAACCAATAGTTCGTGATTTAATAAATTATTCGTACTTTTGGTCTTGATTAATCCGTACTTATAGTTCAATATATAACACATCAAAGGCAAGCAACATGAAATACAGCCTAATGTTCTTTAATAATTTGGAAAGTCGGAACAGCATACCTACCCTGTTTAGACCCTTACGCAAAAATGCGACGTATCACTAGGCACGATCTGGCTAGTGAGAATGTTACTACTGCACGAGAGTGATTACAGATGGGAATAGGCAACACTGGCAGATGTTAGGTATGTAAGCGCAAGAATACTAATTATAGGTCATTCAATGAGTGACCTATGGTAAGTAAAAGAATAACGGAGGTTATGTGGAAATTTACTATCAACCACCAAAGAAATTTAAAGGCAATCCAACACCAGTTAGCGTTAAGAAAGTTAACAGTAACTCATTCAAGGCTAGGCAATATGCTAGATATGCATCTTTCAGAGCTAACAAACTGAAAGAAGAAGAGATTGCTAAAGCTAACTCAGTGAAAGAGAAACCAGAACGCCCTGTTCTCTCTCTCAAACCAACAAAGCATTATCCAAGTGGAGATAACTGTTGCTTACCTAATGTAGCAGTATTTTCAGGAGTTAAAACAAAACAGCCGAGCAGTGAGTTCGGGGTTACGGCGAGATAGGAGAATAACGTGGAAGAATTAGAGAATTTAATAAAAGAAATAGCAATAGATGAAGGCATCACATTCAAGGATGCCATTAAATTAGCCATTAATGTACTGCGCATTAATCAAGCTAACCAGCCTGATGAAAATTCAACGCCTGTTGATGGTGGTAATCATTTTGATGGATAAAGCGATGCATTCCAATCGTTAAAGGAGCATAAAAATATTGATGGATCTTTTGATTTAGATAGCGGTTTTGCGACTCTTTTAACCTCTGAAAGCAACTGATAGGTCGTCAAGTCACGCTTACCAAAGTATGTACCGTTTGGTAAATCATGGTTTTTACCATTTGAAAACATAATGTATCGGTAAAATTTAATACCTTCCATTCTTTTATGAAGAGTCTCGTAATCATCATAATCCGCATTATATAGCTCAATACGAACAATAAAATTTGCCATTTAAATCATTCCTTATATTGACTGTGGAATAATCAATATATCAATTTTCCTTGACTGTGGAAAGTAAGGAACCACCTCGCCTGACGTGGTTAAAAGCAGGCGCAGTTAACTAATTACAGTCCATTCTGTGGGCTGTGGTGAGATAACTTTTTTAGACCAATAAACCAAAGGCGATAAATCGGTCTCGCCTAACAAAAAGCACCGTTTGAACCGGAGGATTTATGTAAGCTGGCTTGCTAGCCTGAGCGCATCAGGTAATTAACCTACCGCACCAACACCAGAGAAACCAAATAACAATCGCTATCGCAAGATTAGCGCAGATTTCGCACATCCAGA